AAACATAGGTGTAGGTGAAATAACACTAAAGTTTATAAGTGAATTAACTAAATTTGAAGACTATGAAAAAGACTATTCTTAAAAAATATCCATTGCTAATAACAATAGCGCTTTCAGCGTTTATTTTATATATAGCACCAATACTATTTTATATATTTATAGCAATATTAATTGCCTTACCTATTTATTTAGCTGTTCGATTGTTTGGAGGTCAATAAATATTTTGTATATTTGGCCTCTAAAGTATTGAAAAGCATGGGAATATTGACAGTAGCAGGATTTACCGCAGTAGGTTATTATATAATATTGCACAAAATACTAGGTAGAAAAAATCTAGTAAAAACACAAACCATTTGGGATTTAGTGTTCACTATAGGAGTGCCTATTTTATTTATAGGAACATTTAGTGGATTAGCAACAGCAGTGATAGCAGGGGTAATATTCTCCTTGCTCACTGCAATAACACCAAGACCTGATGGAAAATAAAAGTAATAGATCGTATTTAAAAGATATTATAAATGAAATATCTCACGATCTAGGAATAAATAAATCTGTTGTAAAGAAAGTATTAGCAGAAGCGTTTAAAGAGATTGCTTTAATACTAATCCTTAAAGGAAAACCTGTAATGATTAGAAGATTTGTAAAATTTGTAGTTGCATTAAAAACTATAAAAAAAATTAAAGAACAATTAGAAAGTAAAGAAAAATGAAATTAGAACAACTAAAGGAAGAACTTCCTTTTAAATGGAGAGTACAGTCATCTAAGTATGGCAAGACAACTTGTGTCGCTTATATAGATGCTAGAGATGCTCAAGATTTATTAGATAAAGTTTGTGGGCCAGAGAATTGGCAAACACTTTACTACGAAGAGAATGGGTTACTATTCTGTAAGGTAGGTATTAAAATAAAGGATGATTGGGTTTGGAAATCAGATACTGGTTCCGAATCTAATGTAGAGAAAGACAAAGGGCATGTTTCAGACGCCTTTAAAAGAGCTTGTGTAAATTGGGGTATAGGAAGATTTTTATATAGATTACCAATACAAACACTACAAAACAAGCAACATACTAATGGTAAGGAATATCCTTATATACCAGAAAAGAATAAATTAATCTTTGATGGTGGAACATTAACAAAGTATATTAACTGGAAATTAAATAAAGAAAAAAAAAGTAAATAATGAAAGTATTACCATTTGACTTAAGTGTCACGACAACAGGGCCTGCTAAGGGCGAAAGACTAGAATTTATAACTCCTGGAGCTCACCCTTGTGAAGTAACAGGAATAAAAACATCTGATCAATTAGATGAATACAAAGGAAGTCCGTTTATAGATTTCTTAGTAACATCTAACGGAAGTGTAGGAAAGTGTAGGTTTTGGGCAGTAAAGGATACTGATAAACAATCATCTAAAGATTGGAAGATAAAACAATTAAAAGATTTCTTAATTAATTGTGGAGTAAAAGATTTCTCAGACGATAGTAAAGCAATGAATGAGGCTGTAGGAAAAAAGCTAATGATTACATTTACATCTCAAGAATATACAACTATAGTTAAGACTACAAGTGAGCCTGTAATCAGAACGTCTGTAGGGTATAGATGGAGTGCTAAAGAGGGAGGAAGATGTACTTATAACGCAGATATGAATCAAGTTTTGGATCCAGCTGCAAGAGTAGAATTTGCTAAAACTCATAAGAAATGGGCTGATGCAAATAATACAATAGCTAACGATAGCGTAGTATCAATGAGTGCAGACTCTGATGAAGATATGCCATTCTAAATAAATATAAATGAGAGAGATAACAGATCCCTAGGATCAGGTAGGTTAATTCCTTTAAGACTTAAATGCGCCAAATTCCTAATGGGTGAAACTCTCAAATTTATTATTATCTTTGCAAGATGGACGAGATTTTTATAGCAGGAAATGTCCCATCTAGTAAGAACGGAAAACGATGGACAGGAAAGTATTTAATTCACTCCAAAACAACGATGAATTACATAAAAGACTCAAAAGAAGATTGGGTTAATAATAAAGAAAAGTTCTTAAAATTAATAAAAGAAAAAGAACCACCATATGAGGTGAGTTTTAAATTCTTTAGAAAAAGTAGAAGAAAATTTGACTATATAAATCCAGCACAAACAGCGCAAGATTTAATGGTTAAATACGAATGGATAGAAGATGATAATTGTGAATTTATAAAACCTTCATTTGAAGATTATGTTTATGATAAAGAAAATCCAGGAGTAGAAATACGAGTATTATAATTTAAAATAAAACAATGGCAAAAACAAAAACAAAAGCAACAAAAAAAACAGCAAAAGCAAAAGCAAAAACAAAAAAAATAGAGATTAATATTGGAGGAGAGTCTTATAAGGTTGACGAAGGTGTTAATGAAACATTAGCTATTATGTCTAACGCATTACACTCTCATGAGATTGCATTATTAACATGGGCTTATAAAGACTATGCTGGTAATGAACCAGATCTTGATGCTTTTAGAAAGAGTTTAAACGAATACTGTCTAAGCATCCCTAACTCTAAGGAGATTATGAAAAGAATGGAAGATTTAGATAAGCAAACCGCAGAGGAACAAGACAAAAGCAAGGAGTCTAAAGAATAACTTTGTGGTTAAAAGGCCTCGCCCTTTATTGGGCTTGGCTTTTTTTACTTATAATGAAACTATTAAAAGATAAACTTACACATAACGACTACTACCAGAGCACTGAATATATCTCTAACAGTATGTTGAATAACTTATCAGGAAGATCCCCTGAATACTTTAGGTTTGCGATGGATAATCCACAACCTTCAACAGCAGCAATGAAATTTGGATCAGCATTACATATGAATGTATTGCAACCAGAAGAATTTAATAATAATTATGCAGTATCTCCTAAGTTTGATAAAAGAACTAAGATTGGTAAAGCAGATTATGCAGAGTTTCAAAAGAAGAATTTCTTTAAAACTATTATAACAGAAGCTGAATTTGAAATGATTGAGCAAATGACTATGAAGCTAATGAAAGATAGTACAATTAAAACGTTACTTTCAGGAGGAGAAAAGGAAAAGATTATAACATGGCATAACGAAGCACACAATGTAAATTGTAAAGGTATGTTAGATTGCTATAAGAAAGGTCCTAATATTATAGTAGACTTAAAAACAACGCAGGACGCTTCTTATAATGGCTTTAGAAGATCTATAATGAAATATAAATATCACAAGCAAGCAGCATTCTATATGGACGCTATCGGTGCAGATGAATTTTATATTATAGCTATAGAAAAATCACCACCATTTAATATGAATGTAATTCAAATAGGTGAGGATTTAATAGAGGACGGTAGGTATATGTATAACCAAGAGTTAGAGATATATAATTATTGTACAAAACATGATTACTGGCCAGGCCAGGGTTATGATTATCTGGATAAGGATTCAGAAAGAATAATTCACGTAATGTCAAAAGAAATATAATATGAAACATTCAGTAGTATTCGAAGGGGGGATAGATAAAGTATCCACTATGGCAGATAATTCATTAAGAGTTATCTTAGGCACACCAGAACTTACAAACGATACAGAAGCCTCTATTATGAGGTTAAGGAAGAAGCCAGGTTATATTCTGGTTTCTACAAAGAAAATATCTCAAGAGCAAATAGATGCGGTGGAAGGCGCAACTGTAAACGCAGAGTTTAAGGAAAAAACACCATCACAAAGAATGAGAGCAGTCTTATTTAGATTATGGGAAAAAACACAGCCAAAGCAATTAAATGGCGAATCAGGACAAATGGAATATGTAGATTTTGATTTATTCTACAAAAGACAAATGAACAAAATTATTGATCACTTTAAAACTAAACTAGACTAATGACTAAGCACAATAAATATTATTATGAATTTGATAGAAATATGGATACAACTATGAAAGAACAAATAAAAGATAGCAGAGTACCTGATTATTATAGAGGAAGAAATGGATATGAAGCTCGTAAAGTTTGTGATAACTTTGATCTTACATACCACTTGGCTACTGCTACAACTTACATCTTACGTGCCTATCACAAGCATGATACGCCTGTAGATTGTTTAAAGAAAGCAATAGCACATTTAGAATTTGAATTAGAAAAAATAGATGATCAAAAATAATAAATTTGAAGAGCTTATAGATAGTGCTCACCTCTTTACTGGAGAAGAGCAGATATGGTGTATAATAAAACCATACGCTAGAGAAGACTATCTTCTTAGAAGAGAATACAGGGTTCAAAAAAGAACCTCTGATAAAGAAAATTACCCAGATCATATTAATATTGAACTAAAAAAAGATGTATATTTGACGGTTCCTATTAGTATAGTAGAATCAATAGACAGGAGAAAATTTATAACCAAATATAATTAAAAATGAAGTTACTAGGCACAAACATTATGATTGAGCAAATGGAAGCTCAAAGAAAAACAAGCTCAGGTATTATTACCGCAAATAATCAAAAACCAAATGAAGGAAACGTCATTCATGTTGGTGATGAGATAACTAAAATAAAAGAAGGAGACACTGTGTTGTTTTCTGAATTTCGTGGGTCTGAAATAGAACATAAAGGTAAGAAATACCTTATGCTTAAAGAACATGATATATTAGCAATTATAAAATAAAAAAAAATGGCAAAAGAAATAACATTTAATATTGATGCAAGAAATGCATTAAAAAACGGAGTAGACAAATTAGCAAATGCAGTTAAAGTTACATTAGGACCTAAAGGGAGAAATGTAGTTATACAAAGAATGCACGGAAACCCATACATCACTAAGGATGGTGTGTCTGTAGCTAAAGAAATAACATTAGAAAATCCTATTGAAAATATGGGAGCTCAAATGGTAAAAGAAGTTGCGACTAATACTAACGATTTAGCTGGTGACGGAACAACAACTGCTACAGTATTAGCTCAAGCTATATTAGCAGAAGGATTAAAGAATGTGGCTGCAGGAACAAGCCCTTTACAATTAAAAAAAGGTATTGACGCTACTGTATCAGACTTAGTAGAAGAAGTTAAAAAATCTTCTGTTAAAGTAAATAAAGACTACAATCTAATTAAGCAAATAGCAACTATCTCTGCTAATAATGATGATGAAATAGGAAATTTAATCTCTGTAGCTATGGAGAAAGTTAAATCAGAAGGAGTTATTACTGTAGAAGAAGCTAAAGGCATGGAGACGAGCGTAGAGCTCACTGAAGGAATGCAATTAGATCAAGGGTACTTATCTCCTCATTTCATAAACAATAAAGCTAAGATGTCTGTAGAGCTTTCTAATCCTTATATACTACTATATGATGGTAAGGTATCTGTAATGGACGAGTTTTTACCTATACTAGAACAAGTTATAGGAAATAAGAGATCAATTCTTATTATAGCTGAAGATGTGGAGGGTGAAGCATTATCATCTTTGGTTATGAATAATATAAGCGGAGTAGTTAAGGCTTGTGCTATTAAAGCTCCAGGATTTGGTGATGAAAGAAATGAAATATTAGAAGACTTAGCTATAAGAACAGGCGGTACTGTAATTTCAGAAACTAAAGGGTTATCCTTAGAGGATATGACTTTAGATATGCTAGGTAGCTGTGATAAAGTAATAACAGATAAAGACGGTACTGTTATATTATCAGGACATGGCGATAAAAAAGATATTGATCAAAGAGTATCTCAATTAAACGAGCAGATAGAATCTACTAATGATTATGGTGCTGAAAAACTTCAATCTCGTATTGCTAAACTAACTGGTGGTGTTGCTGTACTTTATGTAGGCGCTCCAACAGAAGTTGAAATGAGAGAAAAGAAAGACAGAGTTGATGATGCGCTTGCTGCAACTAGGGCTGCTATGGAAGAAGGAATTGTTCCTGGTGGCGGTATCGCCTTACTTAGAGCATCTAAAATCATAAATGATAGAAAATATGCAGAAGAATATACGTTAGGTAAAAGCATTATACTTAATGCAATCAAAATTCCTTTAAAAACTATCTTACTGAATGCTGGGCTTAATGCTGAGGTTATTATAAGTACATTAGAATGTATGCAAAACAGCGAGGGCTATAATGTTAAGACTGAGAAGTATGAAGATCTTATTAAAACAGGAGTTATTGATCCTGCTAAAGTAGTAAGAGTATC